CATCGTCATCAGCACTGAACAATGAGATAAGTGCCGCCCTACGAATACCACCCGCTAATACAGCATCGGCAATAAAACATACGATATCGTGAGTTTCAATTGGTGTTAACTTTTCACCATCATTTTTTGCATCCAAAACTTTTGTAATATGATGAATACAATCTTTAAGTGGTTGAGGTCCTGGTGCTTTCCCTCCTGATGTAACAAGTAACGCACCTTTTTGACGAATATCAGAAAAATCAAATACCGGTGTTGATGATTTTGATCCCATATAAGATTCAATAAGAACCTTAATTGCATCAGCCCATCCTTCAATTGAATCCCCGATGAGGTATCTTCTTGTTCTGTTTGGGTTTGGTTTTTTAATTTCAGGTAGTTTATCTACGTGATGTTTTTGTACTGAGAATCCAACTCCTGTTCCACCTAACAAAAGAAACATAGTTTCAGCAAACGCATCTGTATGATCGATTGGTAAGTAAGCACAATTGTATACTCTGTTTGGTGAAATCTCAATCGGTTTTCCACCGAATTGTAAAGATCTCATTGATGGAAGAATTTTTTTATCATATACCATTTGATATACCTCCTCAATTTCTTTTTTGATTTGTGGGTATTTTTTTTGGTGCATTTCTTTGTTCCTTGTCACCAATTCCTCCCAAGTTTCCCTTCTTTGTAATTCGGGAATAAATTTAGCGTATTTCATATACACTGTAATATCACTCAATATTTTTTGTGAAATTTCCATTTTTTAAAAGTTTAGATTTTTATTCTTGATTATTTTGTTTTTGTTTCCTTTTTTCCATTAACTCTTTGACTCTCATTCTTTGTCTTTCTTCTTTTTGTTCCTCAACACCTAAAAAAGTCATCGAACTTTCAGTATCTATTTCTAACATTCCATTATCAAACTTACAATTTTCAAACACAATACCATCATCACCAATACGTGATTTTGTTATCGCAATTGTGGCTAACTTCATTTCTTTTTGTTGTAAAGTTTTAGCAACTGAAATAATAACGTGTCCTACTTGTGCTTTCTTTATAGAACCACCCATTTGATCCGTTGTTACAACTTCAGATGAAATTGAGTTTCTATTACCTTGTGTTGCCGTCCATCCTACAATGTTAAGTTCGTGACACATTGCCTCAAAACCTCTCATAACAGAACCTTCACTTTTCCATTCATCACCTAAATTTTTGTCAGGTACAACACAATCAATATAGTCTAACAAAATCATATCTATTTTTGTTCCATCCGCAATCATTTTTCTGACTTGGTTTTTAATCTGTAACATTGTAACAGTATCAGATGGTAACTTTTTTAGAATCAATTTGTTACTCATTGTTTCCTCAATTTCTTTAACTTTACGTATAACCTCATCCTTTTTTTCTGACAATAAGTCAGGATGAATTTTTGTCCAAAGGGTAAAGTGCTTTCTTTGAATAATCTTTTGGTTATCTTCAAAGAATATTTGAAGGACATTATTTCCCATATTGAAAGCGTGATTTGCTATCTTGGTTAATAGTGTTGATTTTCCTACACCAGTGGGTGCTAAAACAACACCAATTTCACCTTTAGCCAAACCACCTTTTAACAGTCTATCAATACCTGGTATTCCCATTGGTATTGGGTGTCGATAATCGTCATCTAATACTTGATCTAAGTTACTAAAAACATTAAGAGTAGTTGTGTCTTTCTCTCCAACTTGGATGGCTCCTCGGAACATTTCTTCTATGGTATCATAGTTTTCAAATTCACCACTGTCAATGATTTTTTGAGCCTTTCCCATAACTTTAACAACCTCTTGTTGTTTACAAAATTTAAGAGCCTTTTCTTGTACAAAATCAGCTCCATCAATAGAACTATCCTTGATTTTTGTAATCATATCTAAAACCACTTTTGATGCTGTGGTTTGTTGTAACTCCGATTTTGTAACTTGTTCTAAAGTATCAAATGATGGTGTGTGATTATACTTCTTATAATACTCTTTAATCATTTGTATAATAATTTTAAAGTACTTGTTTTCGAAGTAACTTGGTTCAATAACGCCATAGTCTTTTTAAATCAGTTTGTAAAAATAAATAGTGTCAAACTAGACTAAATCCAGCGTATTTGAAATTAAATTTTTTACCTGAAAAAATGTCAGTCAAATCAGATAATATACCTTTTAACTGTGGTCGTAGATCCACGGTATATCTTACCTTTGGAGGGTAAACTTTTGCGTCGAAAATTGTATGACAAATTGTCATATCTCCGATTTTAATAATCAAGTGAAAATGTTCTTCACCATCAGTATATGATGTGTTTAAAACTTCAGGATTTTCCTGAATCTCATACTGATTGTCCATCATATAAATGACAGTTCTCATTTTCAAATCTTTTTGAATTTTCTTACACAAAGTGCTAAGATACTCATATAAATCCAAAGAATTTCTAGAATTTGGGTTAAACCCTCTTACATTGAAAAACCTTTGTACTACAATGTTTTCGTTACACTTCAAAAGAAATTCTACTTTTGTGAAATCTAAATCTTTCATAGGTTTGTTTTTTTCTTTTTGTTTCTAAAATTTGTTTTTTCTTTTCTCGACAGTTTTAAAAATGGTTTTAAAAAATTTACCCAAGCTTCATCCCCTTTTGGTAAAAATTTAAAAAATCCGTCTTCCATCATCATTCTAATTAAGTTTCGATGTCCTCTTCCGTCAGGATCCATTGACTCTGAGTAATACATCTTAACTAATTCTTTTCCTTCTTCTGAAATTAGTGGTTCTGATAAATCAACTAACTTCTTATTAATGATAAAAAACTCTTCTCCAAAAATTCCCTCCTTGGTTTTACCACTGAGTAGATTTTTTAAAACAACATTGTCTTTCTGTTCTTTTAATAATTGTTCACCTTTTGATAAAATATCGTTAAATGAAAGTTCTTTTTCAAGGATTTCAGGAAAAAGTTTTATAAATGTTTTTTCTCCCAAATAATAAATCCCATCAATGTTGTCTGAACTATCACCAGTAATTATTTTATAAGTTTTTACATTATAATGCGGAATCTCAACATCATATAGTTTGATATTGTCTCCATTTTTATAATATTTTTTTTGTTGTGGTGAATATATTTTAACTTTTTCTGAAATAAGTTGTGTTAAATCTCTATCAGATGAAAATATTGTTTTTTCCTCGTCTTCTGATATTTGACAATAATATGCAATTAAATCATCCGCCTCTGAGTTTGAGACTTCAATTTGTCTAACAAACATTTCTTCGAGATATTGTTTAACTCTGATTTTTTGATTCGAGAAAGACTCTTCTTTGAATTCATTCTCGGATGTTTTTCTATTGAGTTTGTATTTGGGATAGAGTAATCTTCTTTGTGAAGAATTAGTCTCACTATCCCAAAATACAACAACCTTGTTAAAGTTGGTTTCTTCTAAAAATCTTCTTAACGTGTTTAGGAAATGCCACGTACCACCAACGTGTTCTCCCTTATGGAAAAAATCCCTAACTCCGTGAAATCCAATTTTTAATAAGTTGTTTCCGTCAACTAATAATGTTTTAGTCATTTGACTAATTTAAATGGTTCTTACTCTACTTCTTCTTTTTCTGTTTTCAAATCAAAATCACCTTCAACACCAATAATTGTTTTCCAATAATCGGCATATTCTTTTTTGTAATTTTCAATCGATGCTTTTTCTTCTGTTGTATCTTTGCCAGGTAAAAATCCGTGTGGTGTTACAATAATTTTACCATCTTCAAAACCAAGTCCGTTAATGTGGTTTTTCATAACAGATACTTTTGTTCTTGATGCAAACTTTACGGTTCTTTTATCTTTAGTAGCAGTAATCTTTGTTGTTCCTGCACCTTTCTGATTTCCAAACAAGAAAACCAATGATGAGTTTAACCATATTGCTTCACCACCTTTCGCTTTAATTTTTGGTTGTCCAAAAGGATTGTCAGGTAATTCAACCCAAGGTTGATTAACAATGATTAAAGTGTTTTCGTATTTAGAATCAGACTTACGTGAACCTGAAATTCTTTGGTTAATCCCCATACCAATCTTATCG